ATAGGTGCTAAACAATCTAATGAAAAAAACCGTTTACAAGAGGATGAAAATGAGTTATAATAGTATATCTGAAAGCGATTATGGATATGTCGAAAATCCAGAATCTGATTTATATGGCGTCAAGTTAAGTTCTGGCAAATGGAAAAACGTTGTTGTAATATACGGCAAAGTTTCTATTAGAGAAAATGTTGAATCTGGTATAGCTACGTTATCATTTACGTATCAAATTAAAGATTCAACTAACTCATATCAAATCGACGAACTCGAATCGAGTGAAGAGTTTAAGAATTACTTAGGTGATATCCTATCCCATATTATAAACAGCAAAGAGGAAGCAAATGAAAACACGATTGATTCAAGCATTGATTAAGAATGCTGAAGGTAATATTGCCAAGCATAAGTTAAACGTTGAAGTGTTTCTTAATAATCCATCTGGTGTAGCTGAGCATTCAGACTACATTGAAACGATTCAGAATGAGATCGATAAAGTTTCTCATTATGAAGACCAGATTGAAACTATTAACAAACACTTTGGATAATAACTAATTGAAAAATGAAATCCCAACACATATACTTAACCACTTACTTAATAACGAAGACTTTTGTCGGAGGGTAGTACCATATCTTAAGAAAGAATATTTTGAAGGCGAGCATACGATTGTATTTGATTTAATTACAGACTTTGTTCGTGATCATAATAAGTTACCTACGAGTAGAGTGTTGGAGATTGAAATCAAAAAGGTTTCAGCTCCTGATGAAACACTCACTCGAGCATATGACTTGATTCAAGAAATCTCAGTTAAGTCTGATATCGATACAGATTATCTCATAACTGAATCAGAGAAATGGTGTCGTGATAAAGCAATCTATGGTGCCATCATGAACTCTATTCAGATTATTGATGGTAAGAACCAAGAGATGACTGAAGGTGCTATCCCAGAAATTCTACAAGAAGCTCTGGGTGTGTCCTTCGATCAAGCTATTGGTCATGATTATATCAATGATGCTGATTCACGATTTGATTTCTATAACAATGAAGAAGAAAAGATACCATTTGATCTTGATCTGTTTAACAAGATGACAAAGGGTGGTTTACCTAATAAGACTTTGAATATAGCGCTAGCAGGTACAGGTGTTGGTAAGTCTCTATTCATGTGTCATATGGGTGCCAATGCAATATCTGAAGGTAAGAACGTATTGTATATCACAATGGAAATGGCAGAAGAACGTATCGCAGAACGTATCGATGCTAACTTAATGGATATACCTATCCAACAATTAAGTGAATTACCTAAGAATGTATTTGATGAAAAGATCAAAAAGATTGCAAAGGGTTCCATTGGTAAACTAATCGTTAAACAATATCCAACAGGTGCTGCTCATGTCGGTCACTTTAGAGCTCTACTCAATGAGTTAAAGCTTAAAAAGAACTTCACGCCCGATATGATCTTCATTGATTATTTAAACATATGTTCATCTGCAAGAGTTAAGAATACTTCAGCCAATAGTTATACCATTATCAAATCTATTGCTGAAGAATTACGTGGCCTTGCAGTAGAGTTTGATTTGCCTATTATGAGCGCAACACAAACAACAAGATCTGGCTTTGGTAATACCGATGTTGGTCTTGAAGATACTTCTGAATCATTTGGTTTGCCAGCAACGGCTGATCTTATGTTTGCTCTTATCTCCACTGAAGAGCTTGAAGGGCTTAATCAGATCATGGTGAAACAATTAAAGAATCGCTATAATGATCCGACTAAGTATAAACGTTTTGTAGTCGGTATTGATCGGGCTAAGATGAAGCTATATGATGTAGAAGAATCAGCTCAAGATAATATCATGCAAGACATGGCTATTCCAGACAAGCCAATTAATAGTTTTGGAAACAATGAAAAGTCAGATTTTAGTGGCTTCACAATTTAGGATATATAATAATATGAAAAAGACCTTAGCAACATTAGCATTAGTAGCAACTGCATCAGTACAAGCTGGTCCATACGCTAAATACATTCACGTATTAGATTACACTGATAGTGAGAAAGATGACAGCACTGAGCATCTTCGTCTTGGTTATGAGACTGAAGGAAGCTTTTACGCTGAAGCTGGTGTAATTACGAATCATCTCGATCGAGGTGTAGCAGCTGAATTCGGTTATGTTTATGAGTTGGTTGAAGGGTTTACCTTTGATCTTAATTGGGAAGGTGTTAAGCGTGACAATAGTAATGATGTGATGAACGAAGATGGTGTTATTGAACATGTTGGTAGCAACAAGTTAGTTCATCAATTTGAAGCAGAAATTAAGTTTAACTTTTAAAGGAGAATATTATGAATTGGTTAAAATCAAGATTAAAAGAACGATCAACAATGGATGGTGCAGCAATGGTAGCAGCTTGTGGTGCTGTTATTTTATTTGGTGATCTAGCACAACTATTCGCTATGGCGGGTGTAGTGTATGGTCTATTAACAATCTTTACATCGGAAGACTAATATGAAAGTAAATCTAGTTTCTTATTCACGAGTACCAGATGACAGTGAACTACCAGATGATATGCTACAGCTCGTAGCGTATTGTGCACGAGTATCGAATCCCAGTAATCAAAACAATACTGAGACTTCAGAGAAGCTAGTTAAGTATCTTATTAAGCATAAACATTGGTCACCTTTAGAGATGGTCAATGTTTGCTTAGAGATCGATACTACTCGTGATATTGCACGACAGTTATTACGTCATAGATCATTTACGTTTCAAGAGTTTTCTCAACGATATGCTAATCCTGATGAGGGGTTTGATAATATGTTTGAGAAGCGTGAAGCTCGATTACAGGATGAAAAGAATAGACAAAATTCTGTAGTGACTGATGATGAAGCTATTGCACATGAATGGTTTAGGATTCAAAGTCGAGTAGAATGGATGTCGATGAGATGTTATAAGGAAGCTTTGAAGTTAGGCATTGCAAAGGAACAAGCAAGAGCATTACTTCCTGAAGGTCTTACAAAGTCTCGTCTATATGTGAATGGTACGTTACGTTCATGGTTACATTATATTGACTTACGTTCGTCAAATGGAACACAGCTCGAGCATTGTGAGATTGCAAAGGCATGTGGAGAAGTTATATATAAACTATTCCCCATGGAAGAGGATTAACTAATGAACGACCACGATGATTTATTCTTTTATTTAGCGATAGCAATCGTGGTCGTTTATATGATAGTCTATTAGTATTACGCCCTCTTAGCTCATATGGTAGAGCAACTGACTTGTAATCAGTAGGTGATCCGTTCGATTCGGATAGAGGGCTCCAATTATTCCGCCTTAGCTCAGTTGGTAGAGCAAATGACTGTTAATCATTGGGTCGCTGGTTCGAGCCCAGCAGGCGGAGCCAATATATGACCTTGGACCGTTATATCAGAATGACTGCGCTGTAAAGACAGTCCCATCTTCAGGGCCCACCATATAACTAAAAGTTATAAGCCTTATAACGAAATAATCTAAATAAAAGTGAAATAAACCTTTACATCTGCCTGCAGCTATGATATAATTATCTTATAAATTAAACAAGGGATATAAAGATGAATAACGTTTATAGAGTTTTGAATAGAGATGTTAGCATTCGAATCAATCGAGATAACATTCCACCTAAGCGTTTTGAAGTTACTATCAACAACAAAATCTTTACTTACGGTTACTTACCAGATGCTGTTGATAGAGTTAGAGAAGCCGCACCAGAGTTGATCGCTTCAAACTTAAAAGATATTATCAAAGAAAAGATCTGGTTCTAATAACCAAAAGTTATAACCCTTATAACGAAATAATCTAAATAAAAGTGAAAAAAAGGTATACATTATCATTTACATATGATATAATATACTTATAAATTAATCAAACAGGAAATACTATATTATGATGAATAACCTAGAAGCTCGTGACATGAAGCGTGAAGAAGAACTTTATCTTCAAGCTCAGTACGATAAAGAGATGGCCAACTATAGCGAGCCAGTTTCTTTTGATATGTGGAAAGCTGCCAAAGCAGTAGTTGCTAGATATGACAAGAAAAGTAAATAAAAGTGAAAAAAAAGGTTTACATTATCATTTACCTATGATATAATTATCTTATAAATTAATTAAACAGGAAATACTATATTATGAAATTATCTGC